ATTCCAGCCATTGCAACCACCCCAGCTGGCTATGTCGGCTTATTTCAATGGGGTCCTGCAGATACTAGAGTATTAATTGAAACAGAAAAGCAACTAACAGATGTCTTCGGCAAACCAGATACAAGTATCGATCTAGCAACAGATTGGTATGTCGCTGCCAACTTCCTCTCTTACGGCGGTGCTCTCCAAGTCGTAAGATCTGTAGGAAGTGGCGATGATAATGCTACAGATGCTTCAGATACCGATGGTGTACTAATCAAGAGTAGAGAAGACTTTGAAATACAATTCCAAGGTGCTTATACTGGTTACTCATTCAAATGGGCGGCAAAATACCCAGGAACTTTAGGTAACAGTTTAAAGGTAGTTGTAATTGACTCCAAAGACCCATCACCAAATACAAATACTGGTATAGCATGGGAAACATATACAAATACCTACGGCATTCCAGGTACATCTGATTATGCATCAACAATCAACGCATCTGCAAACGATGAAATTACAATTTTAGTAATCGATGAAGATGGTGCATGGACAGGCACAAAAGGTACAGTTCTTGAACAATTCGTAAAGGTTTCAAAGGCAACTGATGCAAGATCTGGTGATGGTTCCAGTAATTATTGGAGAACTGTTGTAAATGGTCAATCCAAGTATGTCTGGGCTGGTGTTGTTGAGCCAAATACGGGTTCAACATATACTGCTGGTGGTACATTAACATGGAACAGTGCTGTTGATCCATCAAATACATTTAGAGTATTATCAGATGTTAAAGAATATTCTCTAGCAGGTGGTAGTCTCAATACAACAAAGGGTGTAAGTGCAGAAGCAGATGTTGTTGAAACTTTCCAAGCACAATTCTCAAATGCAGAAGATGTTGATGTATCTCTACTAATTGCTGGTAATCTTGCTGCAGCAAATGCAAAAGAAGTAGTAACACTTGCAGCAAATCGTCAAGATTGCATTGCATTCGTTTCACCAAGAGCAGTAACCGATGTTCTCACACCAGTAAGAACTTCAGACGATGCTGTATACACCGCAATCAATAATTATAGAACAACAGTAGGTTCTTCTTCTTACGGTGTAATGGACGGTAATGCTAAGTATCAATACGACCGTTATAACGATAGATTCCTATACATTCCACTTTGCGGCGATACCGCAGGTTGCTGTGTAAGAACAGATAACACAAGAGAACCTTGGTTCTCACCAGCAGGTTATGATCGTGGTCGTATCAATAACATCGTTAAGTTAGTTTGGAACCCATCAAAGACCTATAGAGATAAGTTATATAAGAATAACATCAATCCTATCGTTTCTTTCCAAGGTTCAGGTGCAATTCTCTTCGGTGACAAGACTCTACAAAGCAAGCCAAGCGCATTTGATAGAATCAATGTCCGCAGACTCTTCAATGTTCTAGAGAAGACAATTGCTACAGCAGCCAAGTTCCAACTCTTTGAATTCAATGATGCATTCACAAGAGCACAATTTAGACAACTCGTTGAACCTTTCCTCCGTGAAGTTCAAGGTAAGCGTGGTGTAAGTTCATACGCAGTAATTTGCGATGAGTCCAACAATACATCCAGCGTAATTGATCAAAACCAATTCGTTGCAGATATCTTTGTTGCACCAGCAAGAAGTATCAACTTCATCCGTCTAAACTTCGTTGCTACCCCAACCGGAGTAACTTTCGCAGAATTCGGTGGATAATACAAAAAATAAAGATAAATACAAGAGGAAAATCAAGGAGCAAATAAATGGCAGACTCATCAATCAATTCATTCATGTCAGCCTTCGACGGCGGTTCTAGACCAAATCTTTATTCAGTAACACTGGCTTGCCCAGTTGGTCCACTACCACAATTACAATTTTTCTGCAAGGCAGCAACACTACCTTCATCAATTCTTGGTGAAGTAAATGTTCCATACCTCGGTCGTATGGCAAAGTATCCCGGTGATCGTCAATTCGAAGATTGGACAATTGACATCATCAACGATCAAGGCATGTCTTTAAGAAATGTTTTCGAATACTGGAACGAATTGTTCAATTCATATGCAGGTAACACCACAAGTTTCCCAAATCCTCGTGGTGCTTTCGGTTCTGCAACAGTTGCACAACTTTCTAGAAATTACCAAGTAGTTAAGTGGTATCAATTCTTCGATCTTTGGCCAGATAATGTCGCAGCAGTTCAATTAGGTTACGACCAAAATGATACTGTTTCCGACTTCCAAGTAACATTCAAATATTCATATTTCGTAACAAGTTCATCACCATTCCAAGTAAACGGTGCTACAGGTGTTGGTGCAGTTGGTCCAGGCGCAGTCGCTGGAGCAGGTGCAGCAGGATTCGGTATTCCAGGCTTCGGTGGCTTCAACAGCACAGGCGTTGGAGTAGGAGTAGGTAGTAACGGCAGCGGTGTTGCAGTCGGTGTAGGTGGTTCTGGCAACAGTGTAGGCGTTGCTGTCGGTAACGGTGGTGGCAAATCCTCATTTGGTTTCGGCATAACTACTTCAAAGGGAAATAGTTTTGGATTCGGTCAGAGCGGTTGATTTGTTCGGTGTTCTTAAATAAGGATTTTTATTATGGCATTTGATTTATTTGGATTTACATTTGGCAAAAAAGAGAAACCACAGGATAAGGTAGAGTCATTCGTACCAAAGAATTTTGATGACGGTGCTACCGTTGTTGAAGCAGGTGGATTTCAAGGTTTTTACATTGACCTAGATGGTACTCTTAAAGTAGATTCAGATCTAGTACGCAAATATCGTGAAATGAGTCTTCATGCTGAATTGGATCAAGCAATTGATGATATCGTAAATGAAGCAATAACCGAAGACGCTAAGGGTTATATTGTAGAACTGGAACTTAACAAAGTTAATGTTCCCGAAGAAATTAAACAAATAATGTATGAAGAATTTGAAAAGATTCTTCAACTTTTAAACTTTAATAATAAAGCACAAGAACTTTTCCGTAAATGGTATATCGATGGTCGTATGTACTTCCATCATATTTTACACGAAGACCCAACTGAAGGTATAAAAGAAATTCGTCCAATCGATCCTCTTCTCATCAAGAAAATCAGAGAAGTAAAAAGAGGAGCAAAGATAGGAAACATTCCTATTATTCAAGATGTTGATGAATACTATGTCTTCTCAAATTATGAAAAATTAAATCCACATGATTCAAAGGGTCTTAAGATTTCACCGGACTCTATCAACTATGTGAATTCTGGTCTTTACGACTATTCAAGTAAAAGAATTATCGGATTCTTACACAAAGCAATTAAGCCTCTCAATCAATTAAGAATGGTTGAAGATGCTACAGTCATCTATCGTTGGTCGCGTGCTCCAGAGCGTCGTGTGTTCTACATCGATGTTGGTTCTCTACCGAAGAACAAAGCAGAGCAATACATGCGCGATCAGATGAATCGTTTCCGTAATAAACTTGTTTATGATGCAAATACCGGAGAACTCCGTGATGATCGTAAACACATGAGCATGTTGGAAGACTACTGGCTACCCCGTAGAGAGGGTGGTCGTGGAACTGAAATCTCAACTCTACCCGGTGGTCAAAACCTTGGAGAGATGGCAGATGTTCTTTACTTCCAAAAGAAACTTCTAAAGGCACTTAATATTCCAGAATCTCGTATTGAAGCAAATACAGGATTCAATATGGGTCGTGCATCTGAAATTTCAAGAGATGAACTTAAGTTTGCTAAGTTTATTAATAGACTTCGCTCAAAGTTCAGTGAACTTCTATTGAATTTCTTAAGAGTACAACTTCTATCTCGACAAGTAATGAGTGATGATGATTGGAAACAAATCTTCCAAAAGATACAATTTAAATATGCAACTGATTCATATTTTGCAGAATCTAAGCAAGCAGAAATTCTTCGTGATAGAATTGCAATTCTTCGTGATGCTGCAGACTATTCTGGAAAGTTCTATTCTGATAAATGGTTAAGAAAGAATCTTCTTCGTCAAACAGATCTTGAAATTCAACAAATTGATGTTGAGATTCAAGAAGAACAACAACAGCAATTAGAGAAACAACAACAGGCAGCACAAGAAGCAGCACAAGCAGCAGCAATGTCTGGTGGTGGAGCAGATCAACAAGCAGCAGCACCTGAAGGACAAGCAGGTGGCGAAGGTATAAATAACCAAGCACCACAAGTAGATCCAACGGGAGGTAAGACATTCGATGCCAGCAGCCTATTATGATATACAAGCAGATGAAGGTTCATCCTTTCGTCTTAAATTAAAATTTCTTGATAGTAATAAGAAATTAGTAAATTTGGTGAATCCACCAGCATCTGTTATTGAGGGATTTGAAGATAGTTTTCGTAAAGATACTGATGGTAACTATGTCATTAAAGCATATGCTCGAATGCAAGTTAGAGATAGTGTAGACGGTGATATTCTTCCAGTAGATCAAAATAATACACCAACCAATATGGTTGATGATACAAATCTCTGGGGACAAAGTAATTTAAATTATACCAATATTCAAATAAAACTTAAAGATGGTACAGATGGTGATTCGAATATTGTTATCACTATAGATGCAAATGTAATGTCAAACATTGATTATGGTAATTTTTTATATGATTTAGAACTAGTATTCTCTCAGGATATCATTACAAATCCAAAAGCAGTTACATTTAGAATAATGCAAGGAAGATTTATAGTAACCCCAAATATTACGAGATAAAAATGGCATTCGTATTCTTCGTTGAAGTAGATAATAAACAACCAAAATACTTAATGAAGGTAACTTCTTCACAGGATATGATATCAATTTATCGTTCAACTGAAACTGATGTTGTTTTAGTTGGAGAACATAGAGACAGAATATATCAGAGCAGCATTGAAAAATGTAAAGAGTTAGATTGTTCACAATTTTACACTTCTGCATTTGCTACAGGTGCAGTATCCTTATGTGCAGATTGTGAAGAATTTATTCCTGGTGGTGGCGGTGATAGAGAATCTGGACCATGTTCTGCATATAATACTTTAAATAGTGTTAATTTTACTCCACCTGCTGCAGCAACACCTTTGAGTAATAGTAATGCTACTGGAACTCTTTCTAGTTATAATTCATGGGTTTCTAGTTCTAATAACCAAGCAATATCAAGAAGTGGTTATTGGTTAGGTATGAATGTATGTAATGGTGGTGGAGGTCAATATCAGTGTATAGTTAGTTGCAGTAGTGGAAATGTTGCTGGTTGTTATCCAAATTCTAGTTCTGGTTCTGTTGGTAATGTTTATACTATTGGTGGTTCTAATTATCAAGTATATGATGCAATGCAACTTATAACTTCAGGATTTTCTATACCAACTAGTGGCACATTTCCATTATTATCAGGAAATCCAACAACTTCTGGAACAGCAGTTTCCGGAAATTCTTGTGGCAGAAATATTACAACGGTTCACTTTGCTGGTGATGGTAATTCAAATTGTATAACCGATAATGGAGATAACAATAAATGTAAAAACTGTATGGATGGTTCTAATCCAAAAACAGGAACTTTACCAACATCTTCACAAACACAATTTCCAAATGATATAGCACTATTTGGTGATCATACCAATACAGTATTAAGTACTGGATCAAATTGTTATTCTATTGGTAATAGCGGTACAAGTG